GGAATTACTGTATCATGGAAGTCAGAAACTACAGCAATGGCAGCTTCAGATCCAACATTCAGTAATGTTAATTTGACACCAACGAAACTTGGTGCCTATTCAACAGCTTCAAATGAATTGCTAATGGACAGCAAATACGATATCGTATCTCGCTTAACACAGCAATATGGTGAAGCTATTGGTCAAGAAATTGACAACCAAACATTTAATGGAACAGAGTTTACTGCACTAATTGGAGCTTCAGGTATCAATACAGTAGACGCAGGTGGAACTGGACCTTCAGATATCACCTTCGCTCTAGCTTCAAATGCTATTGCTCAAATTCCTTCAAATAAAGTGTTGGGTGCAAAGTTCTATATGCATAGAACATTCCTACATTATTTTAGAGCGAAAACAGATACTGATAAAATGCCTATTCTTGATGTAAGGGATGGTGGATTTACTCTTTATGGTTATCCAATTCAGTTGGTCGAGGCAATGCCTACAGATTCAACAGGTGGATCAGTGGTAGCTGTATTTGGTAATTTGAAGTATTATGCAATCGCAAGACGTTTGGGTGTTATGGCTCTAGATGTTGACCCATACGGAAAATTTCTTGAGTATCAGACAAGATTCCGTTCAGTCACCAGATGGGACGGAGCGCCAACAGGTGCCTCAGGTTTCTGCCAAATGACGATATAGTAGTTTAACTACCTATGTAACGTGGGGAATGCTTGGACAGGTTCCCCACTTCATATATAAGGAGACAACAAATGGCAGTATCAGCTAACGCTTTAGCTACACTCGATGAAATTAAGGATTACTATCAATTTGGTTCTACAAAACAGATTGATGATGATCTGCTAGAAGACTTGTCTGATAGAGTTACAGTTTTATTTCAAACTCACTGTAATGTAACTCAATTCTATGCTACAGATTATACGGAATATCAAGATGGGTGTGGTAGTAAGTATCTGTTCTTGAATAATATTCCTATCAATTCTGTTTCAGAAGTGAACGAGGATTCTGATTGGGTGTGGGCAGTTGATACTACTATTGCAGTTGACACTTATAGAATTATAGATAAAAAATATTTAGTTATTAAAGAGGGTAGGTTTGATGCAGGAGACCAGAATCTCAAAGTTAAATACAATGCTGGTTATGCTATAATACCACTCGACCTTAAACAGGTCGCTATAGAGGAAATAGTAAGGAGATATAAACATCGAAAAGATTTCGATGTTATTGCAAAATCATTAGAGGATGGAAATGTTACTTATACTGAAAAAGGTTTGTTAACCGGAACCAAACAAGTATTAAACAAATATAGAAACAACTGGGTATTATAAATGCTTAAGATCGAACTCACAACAACACTTGAAACAAAAATAATGCTTGAGAAGTTTCCAGCAAGAACAAGGAAAGCTCTTGTAGATGCAATGGTACAAGCTTCTTTCTTTCTTGAAGCTGAAACTAAAAAATCGTTTGGTAAGTTTGGTTATCCAAGAGTTAGAACAGGAAACTTAAGACGATCTATATATAACAAAGCATATGAACGTGCTAGCGATGTTATAGGTATGATTGGAACTAATGTTGTGTATGGAAAATTCTTGGAGGAAGGAACTCGTAGAATGAAACCATATCCATTCTTACGACCAACCATCACAAGAAATGAAACTAAACTTGAAAAATTTATTAATGATCGTATAGCACAGGAGTTAAACAAGTAATGGCAAACCAAAGAAAAGATATAATCATACAATTCAAAACTGATCTTGATGAAAAGTTTAGTATTGCCAATGGTTATAATACTGACCTTGTTGAAGTTGTTCTTGGTATAGTTTCATTCGATCAATTTGCTCAACGTCCTGCTCTTGGTTACTGGATGTACCTTGATGAAAAGGATGAAGAGAATTATAACACAACTCGATTACGATGGTTGAACTTTTATCTATATGGTTATACAGATGGTGAGAACATGACCAACTATGAAAAGATATATGATTTTGCAGATGACCTAGAAGATTTTATAATGAGTTCAGATTGGACTTATACAAATAATACTTTACTCGGAGACTTAATTGTGACCGTTGGTGGAGTTGAAGAAGGTCGAGCAATGTTCGACTTGATAATGAAAGTCGCATACTATCAAGGTTGCGAAGATTAAATAGGAGATAATAAAATGACTTGCCCAGTAAATTTAGGAAGAAACGCAAGAATTAAACTTGATACTACAACCATAGCAAGGATGACATCTATGGACGTTACAATTGCAAATGAAACAATTGATATAACGTCATTCGGTGATGGTTGGGCAAAGTTCTGTCGTGGCATGCAATCGTGGACTGCAACAATCAATGGTCATCTAGACCTTGACGATGCTTCACAATCAACTCTTGTCGATGCCGCAGAAGATGGAACATTAGTAACAAATTTAAGATTCTATATTGATTCAACAAATTATTTTGCAAGTGATATTGTTACAGATGATGAAGCAGGTCTATATATTGACAGTTATAACTTTACAGCAGATAATAACTCTGTTGTTTCATTTACAATGAGTGTAACTGGAAATGGACCACTGAAACGATATCCAGCATAATATAACGCAGTAACAGGAGGTCAGCATAATGACTAAACTAAATAATAGGCGTGGGGATAATAGAATTATGTCCCCACGTCAATTAATCAATGGTTTGTTAGATAGTAATCTATACGACCTATTAGCATTCACTGTTTGGTATGTTAAGAGGGATGGTATAACATGTGTGGATTGTATCGAAACAAGAGCAATGCAGAGTGGTATCAAACCTAACTGCGATAAATGCGGTCTACCGACTGCACGCCTCCTGAAAAAACATTTCAATAAGGAGACGCCGTAATGAGAAAATTTAATAAAAAAGTAATAGATGGTAGATGGATCACCTTTCCCAAAGACGAAGAAGTTCAAGTCAAAATAAAACCCTTCTCGCTGTTCTCAATGATAAAACTTCCAAGTGACGAAGCATACAATGCAGATTCATTCTGGACAATATTCAATTTTGTTGTAATAGAATGGAAAGGACTACAGTCCGATGAAAAAGATTTGCCTTGCGATGAGGAAAATAAAAGGTTTGTTTTTGATTACGATCAGGAATTTGCTCTTTTTGTAATAAAAGAATCATCAGTTATGAGAGGGGAAGTAGTTACTGAAATAGAACTAAAAAACTAATAGACCTCGCAGCTTGGGCACATGCAAAAGAACGAAAGATTAGCTGCGAGGATTGTATATATTGGAAACAAGAATCATCTGGCAAGCTTCCTGATTGTAGTAAGTGCCCACCGTCAGGATTTGTAACAGTAATACCTGAAAATTTTATCACAATGAATTTACTTAATAGATATGCGAGTGTGATGATTGATGGTAATGGTGGTATAAGTGCTCAAGGTATTGATACAGTTCTTGAGTGGAATGGAATAAAAAATAAACAAGCAGAATCACAAAAAATGTTAGTATATTTAGCCACTGCTTTAAGTGTTAAAAGCAAGGAGCGGGAAAAGAATGGCAGACATCAAACAAGTGTACAGAGTAAAGGACGAGGGATCAGCAACAATAGCGAAAGCTACTTCTAATATTAATAGAGATCTCAAATCATCTGAAGGTGGAATGAAAGGACTTGCGAAAGGTGCGACTTCTGCGTTTGGCGGTATGTTAGCTGCCATCAACCCTGTCACATTAGCAATTGCAGGAGCGACTCTTGGACTTGCCGCATTAGGTAAAGGTATTCAAGCATCGGTAAAAGAATACGCTAAATATGAAAAAGAAATGGCAGGCGTTTCAACATTAGTCGATACTAGTATTGTTGACATGGAGAGATTGAAAGAAGAAATCATGTCGCTTCCTAATGAGTTAGGAACTGCAACTGAAATGACCCAAGCTCTTTATCAAGCAATGTCAGGTGGACAAGAAGCATCTAAAGCTGTTGCATTTGTAGCAGACGCTGCCAAAGCAGCTAAAGCAGGTATGTCAAATGCATTTGTAGCTGTTGATGCAGGCACAACTATATTGAACTCATTTGGTGAAGAAGCTGGAACCGCAATGGAAGTGTTCGATAAAATGTTTGTAGCTGTAAAAGCAGGCAAGACTACATTTGAACAACTGGCATCTTCAATCGGTAAGGTAGCACCTCTTGCTGCACAAATGGGATTAGGTGTTGGTGAAACTCTTGCTGCTGTTTCTGCATTAACAACTACAGGTCAAAAGACTTCCGAAGCAGTAACTTCATTAAAAGCTGCCTTTGCAAACATTCTCAAACCTACTTCTGAAGCTGAAAAAATAATGGCAGATACAGGACTTGAGTTCACTGCGGCAGGATTAAAAGCTAAAGGTCTTCAAAAATTCATGGAAGATCTTTCTGTAGCAACTGATGGTAATGTAGAAACCATGGCAAAGATGTTTGGTTCAACTGAAGCATTGAATAGTATATTATTCTTAACAGGAAAAGGTGCTAATAAGTTTGCTGAAATCAATGAAGCGATGGGTGCTTCGGCAGGTGAAACAGAAACAGCGTTTGGGAAAATGGATAACACATTATCAGCATCGTTTGATAAACTAGACAATTCAATGAATAAACTTGGTGTAGTAGTTGGTGAGGTTCTTGCGCCAGCAGTAAAGGCAGTTGTTGATGGTCTTACTTTGGTAGTAGAAGGATTTACAAAAACTGCTGAAGTGGGTGGCGATTTTATTAAGTGGGTTCAAAAAGGAAGAGAATATTTAGATCAGTTTGCAGTGACACTTGGTCCATTTAGATTTAGTCTATTAGCTCTTGTTGATCCATTTAAAGCAATAGCACAACTTGTTAAGAACGTATGGGAATATTTTAAATTTTGGCTTGAAATCCTGGCTAATTTATCCGTCGCAATAGAAAATATAGATTTTAGTAACTTAACTTCAATTAAAGGAATCAAGGAAGAGTTCGAAAAGTTTGGGCAGCTTATGGCAGCTCCATTTGAATTTGTTATTGATGCTTTAAAAGATGTAATCGAAACGCTTAAGAAATGGATAAAACTGATTCCTGGGTTTGGACAAACTGAAGAAGAAAAAGCTGCTAAAGAAGCTGCTGATGCTATAAAACAAACCACAAAAGAATCAGAGAAAGCTGCTAAAGAAGCTGCCAAACAAATTAAAGAAGCAGGAAAAGAAGCAGAGAATTATGCAAAACAAATGCAGAAGGCATATGATTATGCAAATGATATTACTGGATCTTATGATGATCAAGCAGCAAATCTCCAAAAGATAATACAGATGGTTAATGATGCTGTAACTGCTCAAACTGGATGGGATCAATTATTTGATGAAGAAGCTGGCGATGATATGGACAAATGGGCAGAAGGTTCCAAGAAACGGGTTAATGATCTTCAAGATGCTTTAGATGAGTTAGGTTTTGATATTGATGTTGATACTGCATTTTTGAATCATACAATTGATGTTGAAGATACATTAAAGAAAGTTAATAAAGCTCTTGAAAAATTTAAGGAACTTGCAGAACAGGGTGTGACTCTTAATACACAATTTACAGGTCAGGGTTCAACTGTAAAACCTCTAACAGAAAAAACAGCAGAGATGACTGAAGTTCTTAAGGGTTTTGAAACTAATGTTAATAATTCAGATCCAAAAGTTAAAGTAGCTTTTGAAGATGTTTCAGGTAAGTCATTATCTTCAGCTCTGTCAACAACGGAAGGAGAATTAAATGGGATGTTTAGCACAATTGTGGATGGAACATTCATGGTTCAAGAATCATTCGCAGATATGGTAACAAATATTCTTACATCAATTTCAAAGATGCTTACTTCAGAAATCATTTCAAAATTCATTGGTTTATTGGGTGGAGCATTCTCCCCAACACCTGCCCCAGCTATGGGTGGAACAGGAACTGAAATCTTTGCTGCTAAAGGCGGAGTCTTCAATAGTGGAAATGTAATCCCATTTGCTAGAGGTGGAGTTGTAAATTCACCAACTGTATTCCCAATGGCAAACGGTACTGGACTTATGGGTGAAGCAGGACCAGAAGCAGTTGTTCCTCTTAAAAGAACATCAGATGGAAGTTTAGGAATAGCATCAGAGGGTGGTGGCAGTGTAAACAATCTTAATATTTATGCTATGGATTCACAATCATTCACAGAATTTGCCAGAAGAAATCCAGGAGCATTTGCTGCTGTTATGTCTGATATGTCTAACAAAGGAAATTCATCATTTACAAGTGCAATTAAAAAGGCGGTGAGGTAATAACATGGCACTATATCCAACATTAGAAGCGACACCATTTGTTTCAATCAACCAAGGCATAGAACAGAGAGTATTGAAATCTAATTTTGATAAACTTGGTAAGGAACAAGTGAAACGTAAATGGTTGTATCCCAAACGTAGTGTAGGACTTTCGTATTCAAATATTGTTAATGCAGATTTGAGGGAGTTGGAACAATTCTACATAGATAGGTATGGTGGGTTTCTAGCATTTACTTTTATTATGCCATCAACTGAAATATCAATATACGAAGGTGAGTATGTTGGGACAGGAGATGGTTCAACAACTGTATATAATTTACCATTCAAATCAGCAACATCTATTTCAATAACTGTTGATGGATCTCCATATGTTATAGGACAAGATTCAACCGATGCTGGGGATTGTTATATTATTGAAGATGGTGGACAAGATGGAGTTGATTCATTAGTATGTCATGTTACACCACCAGCAGGAACAAGAATCATAACTAATTTCACAGGACGATTAGCAATCAGATGTAGATTTGAAGATACCATTAGCTACAGTCGAAGCAACAGAAATATAAGTTTAAATGATATATCAGTCTCATTAAAGGGACTTTTAATGGATGAATAAGGAGATATAATGTCAAGGACTATATCACAGGTTATATTAGATAAATTAGAAACGAATGAAATCACATCGTTTTATTTACTACAATATACTATAAATTCAACTACCTATAGATATACTGACTGTGAAGTTCCAATAGCATATGCAGTTGATGGAACAGCTGAAGTCACATTCCAACCACGCACTTTCACATTTGAAAATATAAGTTATTCTAACAACGATATAGTTGATAGTGTATCTCTTCGTGTAGATAATTTGGATAGTGTTTTAACTTCATTGTTTCTTGACAATGTTATCGCTGAAGAAGAATGTATTTTATATATGATTTTATTCAATGATGATAATAGTATTCTTGGAGTTCAGCAAATATTCAACGGTATGATTAATGATTTTACTCTTGATGAATCTGAATTAAAAATGACAGTAACTTCTATATTCACAAAATGGAATCAAACATCTGGAAGTAAACACCCAACACAATGCAGATGGAAAGTTTTCAAAGGAACAGAGTGTGGTTATGTTGGGGCAGAAACACTATGTGATAGAGGTTATACAAGATGTGATGCATTATCAAACACAGATAACTTTGGAGGATTTAGATGGTTACCGCCAATTGAAGATGACAAAGTTTGGTGGGGTCCTACACCGAAGGAAAATGAATAATGAGTTGGTATGAAATAACTGAAAAATATAATGCTATAAAATATAAGCAAGGCAGCTGGGATATCGACGAAGGTTTAGATTGTATCTCAATGATTGTTTTATTTATGAAAGATATAGGTAAAGATGTTGATGATCTAATTGATGGTTCAAAAGGTTTTGAATATAAAGGAAACATTCTAACAGCAACTACGTTTTTAGATTACGTTAATGATAAAGTTGAAATAAATAAGGCATTGAAATTATTTATAAAACAACATTGTAATAAAGTTGATAGAATGAAGAAAGGTGATATAGTATTTTTCAATTACAGAAAAGATATCCTCTTAGGAGTTTATCTTGGTGCCGGATTAGTCATGTGTTGTTTTGAAACTTATGGCATTAAAAAGATTAAATTAAGAACCTTCAACATAATGGAGATATACAGATGGGTATAGAAATATCAGCAGGGTATATTTTTTATGCAGCTGTTGTGGCAGCTTCTATGTATATGAAGCATCAACAGATGAAAAGATTAGAAGACAGTCTTAGGCAGGATACTGAACAAAGCGGAACTAGTATAAAATCAAATACACGTGGTTCAGATGCTCCTCTTAAAATTATATATGGAACAATGCGAGTTGGTGGGAACAATGTGTATGTCTCAACACTTGGGAATAAAAACAAGCAGTTATATTATGCTCATACATTATGCGAAGGTCCAATAGAAGGTATTAAATTAGATGGAGCAGGTGATCCTTATATTTGGTTTGATGGTGATCTAGTCGAACCTAAATATAATGGTAAATATGAATATGATGAAAAACATGGAACAGCAACTCAAGCTGCCGACACACTTATAACTACAGCTATTCCAGGGTTCACAGATCCAATGCACAATACAGCATACGTTGCTTGGCATTTAAGATATGACGAGGATTTGTATCGTGGCATCCCTGAAATACAATATTTGATTGATGGTATGAAGATGGTTGATATATCCGACTCAACCTCGTCTGACAGAGTTTGGAGTAACAACCCTGCTATAGCACTGTATGATTTTTTAACAAATAATAGATACGGTGTTGGATTATCAACTTCACTTATAGATGAAGATAGTTTCATAGAAGCTATAGATTATTGCGCATCAAAAGGATTTGAAATTAGCATGGCGGCAGATCCTACAGGTTCAAATATATGGAAGATAGTAACTGATATATTAAGTATATTCAGAGGATCATTGAATTATTGGGATGGTAAATACTACTTAAGATTTAGTGATATGTACGAAGAATCAAGTGTGTTCACAATTGAAGATGAACATATTTATCAAACAGACGATGGAAAAGCAATGGTAACTGTTTCAGATCCTGGTTACTATGAAATCCCAAATGGTATAAGTGTATCGTTTATCAATGCGTATGATAATTTATATGTTGATGATTCATTTGTTATAGGTGAGGAAGATGGAGTATTAAAAAAATACAACGCAATCGGTATTACAAATAAAGAGCAAGCAAGTATAATGGCAACATATATACTTGAGCGTTCACAATTAAGCAGAAGTATATCAGGTAGGTTCAGAGACGATGCTATCACACTTGAACCAAATGATCTTGTAAAATTCAATAGCACAGCATTAAGTATAGCAGATCAAGACATGCGAGTTGTAAGTGCTGTTTATACAAACTCAGGATTTGTTGATTTAATATTACAGTATGAAGCATTATCTTTATACGATGATATTTACAATGGAAGTGCTGATTCAGTTTATAACACAACACTACCAGACCCATCTCTTCCATCAACAATTGAATTTGCTACAATAACAGAAGTATCATATACTCAACGATTAAGAACCTTTAGTAAGTTTGAAATAGATTTTGATATTCCAGCAGATACTTGGTTTAAAGAAGCTGAAGTTTGGATTTCAACTGATGGAGATGTAGATGCTAACTATACTCATCAAATGACAGTAACAGATTCATTTACTATAGATCCTGTGGAAGAAAATGCAACCTATTGGATTGTTTTAAGAGCTGTTAATATCTGGGGCACAAAACAAACATTTGCTCTTGGAAATAAATTAACCAAGACTGTTATCGGGCAATCACAAACACCACCTGATAGTTTAACATATCTAAATGCAATTGCTGGAGATGGTTCAGTTAGTTTACGTTCAACAAAACTATTAGATCCAGATATTGAAATTTATGAATTTAGAGTTGGGGATCAATGGTCTGGTGGAATATTCTTATCTGCAAAACGTAGTCCACATGAGGAGTTAAGTTTGGTTACACCTGGCACACATGTATTTTGGTGTAACACAAAAGGAACCAATGGACTTTATGGCACGACCCCACAAACTGCTACCGTTACTGTTGCAGTTCCTAAAGGTTGGTCATCATATACATCATTTGTAGATGACTATCTTGATTCTACAAGCGGACAAGTGTTTGTTAATACTGAACATCTAACTTATGCTGTAGATGATTATTTAGAATGTTCACATGACCCAGCTTATATTGATTCAACAGCAGTAACATCATACTTGAATGGTTATTATATTTCAGAGCAATTTGATAATGGAATAGCAGCTGACTTATATTACACATTTGTAGATACTGAAATTGTGACTGTTGGTGCAGGTTCAACTTGGGATGATTTGTTTTTAGATTCAACATCTTCAACTTGGGCAGATGTCAATGCAAATACTAGAACGTGGCAGGATATGTTTGAGGTAGGTGAGGCACCACAAGTAACTATTCGTATTTGGTATAAAGCTACTTTAGGAGATGCATGGTCTTATATTGAAAATGCACAGATCCTTGCCAGTGTTGTAATAGCAAGATATTATAGAGTTGAAATTAATGTAACAGATCCTGCAGATAATGTGCATGCGTATGTTAAAAACTATACATTAAATTTATATAACTAAAAGGAGTAATAAAACAATGAGTCAAGTTTGGGTAGACGATACATATGCTTTAACCCATGTAGGAACAGATGATCTGCAAAACATAGAGAATAATTTTGCAGCTCTTAAAAGCACATTTTCAGGAGCGAGTGCACCTGCATCTATAGCTGGACAACTTTTCTTTGATACTACAAAAAAATTATTGAAGGTTCGTGATCAAGCAAATGCTTCTTGGTTAGGTGTTATGTGTGGTGATGCAACTTATAAAATGTGGGTATATGTAAATGCCGCAGGTGATGGATGGGTCGTTGACTCATCTGTAACAGACAAAGTCCTTGCAATCAAGGGTGGAACCGCAGCTTATAATGTAGCTGGAGCTTCAGCAGGTGGAACATGGACACAACCAAATCATACACATACAGGACCATCTCATACACATGGTGTTACTGCAATGGGATCACATAATCATAAATGGTATGATAGTCAGGGATCTAGTAGTGATGATAAAACTTGGGATACTAATGGAAATTCAGTCCTGTTCCAATTACAAGGCCATACGACCGACGTCACATATCTGTTGCTTCAGGACGGGCAGAATCAAGGACCAGAAGATTCTTGGACATCTAATTCAACATCTTCAGGAACAACTGATGCTGATGGAACAGCTGCTACAGGTGGATCAGCAACAGCAGCTACTTGGAGACCTTCTGCATCTGTCGGAACACTACAATATATGGATATATAATTAGAAAGGAGCATGAATAAATGCTATCTAACAAAGATAAAAAATGGATTACAGCAGCTATAAGAGAAGCAGTAATTGGAGCATTGACTGTTGAGTGGACTGTTGAAAAGGTCAGGGATGAAAAGACAGGTCAACCACTAGCAGTTACCGAAAAGAAAACAGAGGAAGTATTTATACCTTCTGTGTTTCTTCAAATGCTTCCATATCACGAAGGTGCATTACGAGGTATGCAAGAAGACTTAAATAAAAATAATAATAAAATCAATGACATGGATAATAAATTAAGTTCGGTTGGTAATATATTAATTCAAACAGAAAACAGTTTACGTTGTATTGCAGCAATGTCAGATCATATCAAATCTCTTGGTTTCGAACCAACAGAAGAAATTCAATTGATTGAGGAAATAGAAGATGGCGAGAGCAATTCTTAATGATGATTGTATAGTCAAAATAACAGTAGATCCCAATCTTGGACGTGAGGTCGGTTTGATTCCTAAGGGTGTTGGATTTGAACGCTTGCGTTGGAATGGATTTGAAATGATTGACCTTATTGATTTAGATGAATATTATGTAAGTAGAAATACATTCAAACTGCACATCAAACCAGCTTCAAATAGAGACCTTGTTAAAATGCAATATCAAGATAGAAAGTATCTTTTCTTTGATGGTCACAAAATTAGGTTAAAAACTCAAGATGAAATTAATAAACCAAAGCGTGATGAGTATATAGCAAGGCGTAAAAAAGAGTATCCATCCATAGGCGATCAAGTAGCTTTGATAATGGATTACTTGAAAACAAAACCAGGTATAGGAAAAGAACTGGAACAAACAATAAACAAGATTGAAGTTATAAAGAATAGATGGCCAAAGACTTCTTAACGGAGATAATATAATGAGCATTGCAGCAACTTTTATAGACTCAACAAGTTTTACTGTAATCGGTGAGCAACAAAATTTCTTTAACGAGGGAAGACGTACTCGGTGCTACTGTGGAGTCGATGGTTATAAATATGGAACTGTTGATGCGTCATCTTATTCAGTCGGTGCAAGTCTCACAACTGTTACATTATCTGGTACAAGTGATGCTCTAACCAGCAATCTATCTTCATCATTAGTGGGGTCTGTTAAGGGTGGTACCTCAGGAAACATTGGAGAACATTTCCATACAACCACAGAAGGTGCAGGTGGTTATATACAAATTGTTGGAACGTCAGGAACCTCTGGCACATCTGGTAGTTCAGGAAGTGCAGGTACATCAGGTAGTTCAGGATCTAGTGGAACTTCGGGTTTAACAGGAACATCCGGTACAGGAGGAACAAGTGGAACTTCGGGTGTAACAGGAACATCCGGT